CCTTGATTGGGAGGAACGAAAGAAGAGAGGCTACGAAAATGTCCATACCCACCTAAGCAACTGTAATCACGGTTCTCAAGATTTTATCGAGGAGCTCTCTAACTCCATCATGGATCTAGCTCTCGAAGACAACCCCACCGAAGAGTACCCATGAGACTCAAAGGCTACTAACCATCACCCCTGACGGCACCTGCTTTCAGGGGTATTCTTTTTTGCTACCTATCCCCACATGTGAACTCAACACGGAGCCCTTAAGGGGTTCCCTGCTGAGCTCATCCTCAGCACTCAATCACATCAACATCAACATCAACATTATGACTCATGCCCAAGCAGCGCTTGAGACTCTCTTATGGTCTAACTATTTAGACGGAGAGTACGAACCTGACCCTGACCTAGTTAATAGGGTTGATCGGGATTGGAAAGAATTCCGATTTAAAGCGGAAACGATTGGGTTTAACCCAGACAACGCTCTCGCCGTAATGCTTCATCCAGATAATGAGGGGGACATATGGAACCAAGTCCAGCATGACTTCATGCTTACTCGTGATTACCACGGGGCAGGCTTCTGGTCAGGGAACTGGACCGAGCCATGGGGGAGATTACTCACCCAGCTTGCTCACACTTTTCCTCCTCTCCACTTATCCCTCACTCTCGATAACACCCTTATTGCTGAGTAAACTTATCTAACGGGAGACTACCCCTATGACCCATGACACCCCCATAATCGAGAACAACACATCTGACTCGCCTATGGCCTGGCAAGAAATCACTTCTGATTTCGCCGACTGTAGAGAGATGCTGGACAACCTCACTCTCTATAAAGATGCACATTATTCAATTTCACCCCGCCCCGATCCCTCCACCTCTATGCAGGACACCACCCCCTTAACTCAGGAACTAATTAACCACCCTCTATCCAATTTCAAACAGGCCAATGATCTACCTGACGATCGCTACCCTACTACTGATCCTATTCATCCTTTACTTAATGATGAGGTACTCCCATCCGAATCATTTCAAATAAATGATTTGTTGAGAGCTGCCGAAAAATTTAGTCTTCCTCTAATAGAGGAGGAATGGAATGAATTAATTAGCTTAGTTTCTAAAGCCCGTAACGAATATAGCGATAGTGAGGCGCTTAGCTTTTACAATACTTTGTTGGGCAAGCTCCTTATTTTATCGGGTTTATGACTTTTAATGTGACTACCCTCAACGACCACGGCGAATCAGTCGTGGTCTTTTCTTGTAGCTCTCGAGCCAGTGCTGAGCGCTTAGTTACTCTGCTGCAGGAGGAATTTAGGGAAGCAATATCTGACCAGACAACTCATAGTGAACCGAGACAAAAGAAGATCTCGGACCTAATAGGCTACCTCAAACAACTTGAAGAAATGCTATATGAAAATGCTCCAGATGATTACGACTAACCACCTCTAACACACACACCACCCATGTCTTTAGAAGATCTCACCCACCCTGACACCCCTCGCGTGCTCGCAGCACTAGACGAGGAACAGCTGGGCAACCTTAAGAAAGTCTTTGCACAACAGCTTGTCAAGGATATGAAAGCCGACACCCTGCGTAAGTGTGTCTATGCAACAATTCTTGAGGACTTACAAGATGCTGGATCAGAAGAAATGCATGACCACTTGAGGGCATTTTATGACTCAGACATTTTGTTGACCATGCTTGTGCAAACAGGCGTAAACCCTCCCAAACTTAAGAAGAAATGACACCCTTGAATGACCAAGAAATTGCCGCCAAACTACTCGACCAGGTAAACAATCTGTCGACAAACCTCAAGACTACCCACGTCGCCGATGCGATCCGCGATGTGCTTTACTCACAGCGGCCGGACGACGATGAGACACAAGAGATTACTAATGAGACCTTAAATCAGATCGATCACAACTTAAGAGAAGTAATGCAAACCGCAGCCACTGCGCGCTCCTATCTGGCAGACCTCAGAAAACCAAGTCGCCCCCTCAAACAGAGATCCTCCAATCCCCCAGAACGTATCCGCCATGGGCGATTAGAAATAGGTGAAAGCTCCCATGATGATTTTGGAATGACCTACGGGGGAACTGAATAGTTCTTAGTCCGTGGGAACACTAAAAATTTTAATTAAATGACAGCCGAATTTATCCACGCCACCACCCATGATCCTTCGACCTAAACTTTCCAAACGTCTTTTACCTTTTGCCCGTTTTAATCAAAGGGAAGTCTCATGCCTAACCATGGTCATCTTCCTAACTATTGCTGAAGAGGGAGACCGAGGGATTTCCCAAGCTGAATTGGTGGAATCCTTAGATGTCCCTAAAGCTTCCATTTCCCGTAACTGCTGTTTGTTGGGGACCAAGACGCAGAAGAACAAACGCGGGATGGACTTAGTACGTGTCGAACCCCACCCTGACAAGGCCAGCATGAATCTTTTGACGATAACGGAGAGCGGTCGTAAGCTCTACGTTGAGCTAGCAGAAAGATAAAGAGAATAAGAAGAGTGCAGAATGAAGGTCACTTCGGATATAAAGAGAAAGTTACAATATTCAGCACTTCTGATCCTACTGTTGCGAAAGATAAATTTATCAGGATGAGTTGACACCGTGAGCTGAGGAATGTATCATGCTCAGTAAGGCGGCACATGAGCCTTACGCGGTGCACACACTCCTTCACTCCTTCTATCAATGCCGAAGCGGAAACTGCGAGACTTCACTGAAGGTCCCCACAACGTCGGAACAGCCCAAAATAAGAACTTCGATAAAGAAGTTCTCCAGCATGACACCCCAGTTCTTGTTGATTTTTGGGCTCCCTGGTGTGGGCCATGCAAATTACTTGCACCCATTCTTGAAGACGTAGCCAACGAGCTCGAGGGGAAAGTAAAGGTTGTAAAAGTCAACACTGACGACAACCCTGAAACCACGGTTCAATATGGCATTCGCAGTATCCCGACTCTCAAACTTTTTGTAGAAGGCAAAGTGATTGAATCCATCACAGGAGCTGTAAGCCATGAAGTCCTCATGGAAAAGCTCAACTCCCACCTCTAACCGCCCTTTACACCACTCACCCCATGACTAATCCTGACACCCTCATTGCTCAAGGGCGCACTACTGCATCCTTATGGAATGAGTACGACGAAGCACTAGACCAACTTACGCAAGGATTTCGTACTCCATTTGACGCTAGTAAAAGTAATTTGCATAACGCACTTTACGTAGCAGACAAACAGGGACAAGACTTCAGCTGCTTTCAAGGACCCTCCTCCTTATTCAAGTTTCCAGAAGTCGATACCCAGATTGTTGTAAGGGTACGCCGTGTACCTACTCAACACAAAGACCTCGATGTTCTAAACAACCGCATCGATCGCCTAAAGAGAGAACTCAAAGTTGCCGAAACTAAGCGAAAGCACCTCATTGTTGAATTAGTTCTTAAGGAGCAAATCGATCTAGTTACCGACAACATCACCACGGCCTATACACGTCTCAAGAGTACAGCTAAATGACAGACGTCTTCCTCCTTCACTGTTCGGTCAGTGCCAACTTGCGTCAAAGCACCCAGATTAAACTCGACGACCTCAAACTCCCCAAGAGTGTCGTCGAGACCCTGGAGAAACAACACGCCGTTTCTGTACGCCCTACCCTTTCCGGCAAGCTCAAAGAATATTTAGGGAATCTACGATTACTCCAACGACGCTTATATGAAGAGTGCACCATTCACAATGGTGACATCCACTTTCTATGTCATGAGCACTTCGTCGACGCCACCAAAATTATCAGTGAGATAAGGCTGAAGGCTCATCACTACAATCAAAAGCTTAAAGGAATATGGATCCAAGAATACGAACTATGGTCAGCGACCGTTAGTGGTTTCTTAGACCCTCTCTTTAAGGATGATGTAGTGGGCTTGAAAATAGCTAAAGAAGCCTATTTAAAATTATTCCCCACCCAAAAGGAATTTGAAGATCCCATTCACGTCAATGTAATTGGTCCTAACCCCATCCTCTTGTCGGTAGCCTCCACTGCGGACCAGCACTTCACTACCGAAGTCCAAGAGCTAGCAGCCGCTAACACCAACCAAGTATTAGAAGCGGCACGAAAAGGAGCTGCTGATCGAGCGTTAGGTAAAGCAGCAGAACTTCTGGATGACCTAGATGTACGCGTCTCTTCCAAAGTAGGTGAACGCCAAACTGGTGGTGCTAAACGGCGGGGTTCATGGCAGGTAACAGCTGAGACCCTCCATCTCATTTCCTCCCATTGCCCAGGCTTTGATGCCTTAGCAAATCTGGCGGATCAATTACGTGAAGTTGGAATCCAACTCCAAGACAAGAAGAACTCGGCGCGAGTAAAAGATACCGCTTTCGCGCGGTACAACGTGATTAAAGGGGAGATTCGATCGGAACTCGAGCGCCTAGTTAAGGAACGGGACTCTTCCGAGGGACTAGAAACCTTAAAACAGTCTCTAGCTCTATCCGGAACGTATCGTGACCTCATTTCCAAAATACAAACTGCTACAAGTCAAGAGCAACTGGACGGCCTAGCTTCCGAGATCAACACGGAGCAGGTTGTCTATGAACAGCGCGCCAAACATCTCCACCATCTTTTTACTCAACGGGAAGAACTCCTCCATGCTCGAAACGTAAGTATCGACGAGGTTAAAGCAGAGATTGAAAACCTCCACGCAGCTACCATCGACGATCTCGATTTCTAAGAAGCATCAACGCATCACCTCATCAACGTCAACAACTTATGGACGACACCCTCTTCACCAAACTCCAGACGTACCGAGCGTCTTTAAACACCACCTTCCTGGAAAGGGAAGATATCATTGATGGCCTCCTCACCTCCATTGTCACTAAGCAAAATGCATTTTTGTTTGGGGTCCCGGGAACCGGCAAGTCCGAACTAGTGAGAGAGGTAGCAAAGGGATTCAAAGGAGCTAAATTCTTTAGTTATCTTTTATCTCCCACCACTGATCCCTCAGAACTTTTTGGCCCCGTAGCCGTCTCGAAACTTCTCAAGGATGAGTATGTCCGAGATGTTGAAGGTTATATTCCTTCCTCCAACATCACCTTTCTAGACGAACTTTTTCGTGGTAGTTCAGCGGTGCTGAACTCTCTTTTAACCATTCTCAACGAACGCACCTTCAACAACGGGAAGCAGATCATTCATACTCCTATCGAATCCATCGTGGCAGCTACTAATTCCTTCCCTCAAGAGGAAGCACTTCAAGCTTTCTGCGATCGTTTCCTCTTTAGACCCACAGTTACCCTTCTACAGAAACCCACTTCTAAAAGACTCCTAGATGCGTGGGCACTAAACATAAAGAAACGTCCTCGAGTTGAATCCACCCTCACCTTTGAAGATCTGGGTAAGCTCCAAGAAAGCACACAGGAAATTGATATCAGCGAGGATTTCCTCGACTCTTTTACCCAAGTCATCGATTTACTAAGCTCAAGAGGAATATTTATTAGTGACCGTCGTCGAGTCAGTATCCTTCAGTTCATGAAAGGATGGGCCCTTATCCAAGGAGATGATGCCATATACCCCGAACATTTACATCGAACTCTTATCCATATGGTGTACCAAAATTTAGATGACATTGTCGTCATTAAGGAAGTACTAAACCAGGTAGTTCCCACGGTTGAAAAAATGATCGCCAGTATTAAGCGAGCTCATAATGGATTGTTAAATGAATACCATTCCCTCCGCGCGGCCGACTCAAAGAGTATCTATGACCTAGGTCAAATAGCCTCAAAACTTAGAAAGATGCACCAAGACCTAACTGTTCTCAGTGAGAAAACAGGAGAACTTTTAGACACCAACTCATGCTTCCGCATCACCCTTAAGGCTCGTCACGATCTCACAAAGCTCAGTCAAACCATAGAAAGCTCTTCTCAAATGATTACCCTATCTATTAACGACCTCGCCTCTTGATTATGCAACCTCAAAAAGAACGTGAGTTCATCCGCATAACTCACAACGAACCCCTAGCTCTCGTCGTTTCCCCTCTCTCCGATTTCCTGTGGGAAGACTTCGTACGGGATGCGCGCCCCATGGTGACATACCTCATTGATCGTTATCACATCACTCAACTATCACGTTTTGGAAAAGAACTTTTTGACTATCTATACAACGGCAAAGCTATAACCCCCGTGGTAGCTCTCAATGAGGTTGACGATTATTTCTATTTCACCAATGAGGGGAAGGAGCTCCCCTTCCCCGAAGGATATAAACCAGAAAATGCGTTTTGGTTAGTCCTAATGACAGACATAATAAATGCCCCAGGATGGCCTCACTTAGTAGAACTATCGGTAGGGGACCAATTCAACGCAGGAAATAATTCGATCAATATACTTAACGAGTTGAGTGAGTATATTTCTCAACAAATTGATGATGGTTCCTTAGATATTCAACTCTTACTCGATGGTGCCGAAGAACTTAGCAACCTCCGCAATACTTTTCTAGACCTTAAGGAGAAAGGAAACCTTATCGAAGCTGCAGAAGTAAGAAAGAAAGGAAAACAAATAGGGAAAGACATGGAAGAAAGAATAAATGAATACCGTCACAACCTCCAACCTGAACTCTCCTCTCTCATAGATTCAGTGTGTAAGAAAAGCGATGATATTCAAAAAGCCCTTAGTTCCTTAGCAGGAATGAACCCGGGCAGCGGAGCTCGTCTTGATAACTTAGAAGAGAAAAAGAAACTCGCCTCCAAACTTCACAACAACAAGTCCTTGCGCTCTTTAATAAGGCAGACGGGTTCCCTACGACAAGCCTGGAGCACACGACTTAGGGCCCGTACATCCCAGACTAACTACAGCGACATTGTGGGAGCCAAGTTCTCCGATGAAGCTACCAAAGCATTCCCTATAGAACTAGCCCTAGCAGGCTCCGAAGAAGGCCAAGCATTATTTGCTCTGAAATATTCTCAGAAAACTCTTCTGACAAAAGACTATGAAGCAAAAGTAAAAGAGTTAGACAAAGGTCCCATTATCTTATATATCGATATCAGCGGTTCCATGATGGGAAAGAATGAATTATGGAGTAAAGCTCTGGCCTTGGTTATTTCGGAAGATTGCTTAAGAACCAAACGCGAAATTGAGATAAATCTATTCGATTCCAAAATTCAAAAGACCATAACTCTTAGCCCTCAACGTAAAAATAATGAAGAACTCTTAGATTTTATTCTTGCGTGGGTTACCCGAGGGGGTACCTCTTTCGCTGCAGTTGTAGACCACGCCTTGACGAAGGCTAGAATGACTGACAAGGCAGATGTGCTCCTAATAACAGACGGTCAAGCCTCGGTACCTGACCCTTTTATAAGGCGTCTCAATCAGTTTAAGCAGGAGCATGGAATCCAATGGAGCTCTTTCTGCTTAGGTAGAAAGGTCGAAACCCTTAAAGAACTAGGGATTATAGACACCCTCATGGGAATTAGTGATTCAATCCATAGTGTGAATATTGAAGACGACCCCGAGACTGCCTCACTCTTTCAAAGTGCCCTTCGTTACTAACTATGAAAAATCCTAAGAAAAGGTTGATTAAATTAGCGGTTAAAGCAGAATTATGTACGCAGCGCGAAGTAGCGCAAAAACTCATCCGTAAGGCTGACCGAGCATATGCCAAACTCTCCCATTTCTCCAGCGATGTCCCTATCTCCTCCGGTCTCTGTTCTCAAGAACAAACAAAAGAATTATGAATTATTACAGACCCTCATAACCTTTTATGAATCCCGAGCTAAAAATAGAAAGCTTACCCCTAAGGATCGGCCTCCATGCCCCTTAGGTCAAAAACGTAAAGGTCCTCACGGTCTTGAAGTCTGCAATAAAATCCTGGATGGGAAACCACAGTGGACTGCAGCCTTCACCCTCAATGCCTAGACAGCTGCTCTTCATGACACTCACCACCTTGGCTGAAACCTACGCCCCTCATAGAACCTTCCCCGATCTAGAGGATTGGATCCTGCACCAACTCTCCCAGCTCTACCATGACCCAGACTCCTTTATAAGGGCAGATAACGACAAAGACTCCATGTTTAAGCTAGGAGAATCGGTCATTCTTTTTGTTCCTTCTCTTCAACTCTTCAACATCACAACAGCAAGCTCTGAAGAATGTGTTCAGGAATATGGAATTCACCTCTCTTCCTTTTTAGAAGCCCAGTATGGAATCTCCGACCTAAGAGAAACCCCCGCAGCTCTATGTTTTTCTCATGTTGATCTTCAACAGATGGCTGCCGAACTCACTGAAGAAATACAAGACGGGATAACCGGTGCCTCCGTCGCTCTCACAGAACAGCAGAGGAAAAAACTAGCTCACTGGAATAAGCTCAATCCCGGCGTCGCAGATAAGGCTGCCGAGAGGGGGACATGGATCCATGGGAGTGTAGAGAACTACATCAACGGTTAAAACCACTATGCAAGCGCTTCCCGCCTCTGCATAACAAAAATGTAAAGAATTGTAAGAATATAAAAACATAAAAGCTCAATGCAAAGCCTCCCTTTAGTGTTATGTAGTCCATTTTTAATCCCATAGACAATGCATGTCACATACCGACTCGGCGAGACCAAACTCAATGATGCTGAAGTGACAGCCCTAATCTCCATCACAGGGCCAGTCAATGAGATTGAGATTGATATGGCCGAACACATCGATGTGGATCTAATTGACTGTAGAAAACTCTTCTCTCTGAGTGTGGAGAAAAAGTGTACTACTCTCGCTCATCTCGCAGCGCGACTCGTCACACACGGAGGAGATACCACAAGACCTCGCCAAAGACGACGGAGGCGTAAGACTACAGGAAGCCTCGCCGATATAAAACCGTCTAAACAATTCAATGGTGTTGATCAAATCATCGCCGAGATACATCAATCCGGAACCAATAAAGGACTAGGCGCAGCAATGATCCTCAGTGTCCTAGCCGAGAAAGTACCCCAGCCCTTGAGAAGTATTGCTCTCACCATAGTTAACGACATCGCATATAAAGGCGAAGTGTCGCCTGACTCCTCCCTTTTCCGAGGCTTTCGCCAAACCACGGCGGGGGATTACACCACGGTTAATAGAACTCCCGAAGTAGACCGAGCCGATTGTTATCATGCCTCTCCAATTTATACAGCACTTCGAGAGGGGTTGGCCTACCTAGCGGAATATGGACTAGTAAATATGCGTAAGACTGTGGAGTATGGATCCTACAAAGAAGACTACTTCACTAATGCTAACCTTCTCCGCCGTGTAGTCTATGACATTGAACTGACCCAGGAGGGTCACCAAGTAACAACCCAGTGGGGAGATATCAAGAACTTTATCAGTTCAGCATGGAGTAGAAGAGTTAGACCTTCACGCCTTGGTAAGGTGGGGAAGGGCTAACCCCCCTTCCATAGGTTGTATAAGGGCGGAGGTACGGGCCGCCCTTTTTTTATCTCATGAATATTAATTACATCACCACCCAACAACAGTTTGACCAAGCTGTTAAAGAGCTCTACTCCTTCCCCAAACTATGCTTTGACTACGAGACCACGGGGTTAGATGCACGAATAGCTAAACCGCGTCTTCTTCAACTGTGTACAACGCAGGAAGGAGAGCGAACTGTCTATGTAATTGACTTCTTTAAGGTCCCCGATACTTCGGCATTAATTGCTTTAATAGAATCCAGAGAGTTACTAGTTGCGCACAACGCTAACTTTGATCTTCAGTTTAATTTACAGCTAGGCATCGACTACAAAGGAAAAATCTTCGATACCTATTTGGCCGAGCGGTGCCTACGCGCTGGCTTTAAAGAGAAAAAAATTAGCCCCAAGATTAAAAAAACTTACTTTGCAGATGTCTCATGTAACCTCAAGTCGGTAGTAGGAAGACGACTAGAACAAGACCTAAGCAAGGAACAACAAGTCTCTGACTGGTCAGCCCCAGACCTGGAAGAGGAACAGATTAAATATGCAGCGAGTGATGTGGATATTCTCCCCGAGATTGCCGGGGCTCAACTAAAGGAAATGTGTGACGAAGATCTAGTGAGTATCTACTCTCTTGAATCCCAGTGCATTCGCCCTGTGGCATCTATGTGTAATAGAGGCTTTAAGGTGGATGTTAATAAGTTAATAGCACTAAGAGAGTCCATTACAGAGAAATTAGATCAAATCACTGTAGACTTTTGTAAAGATCTTGACTCGGCTTTACCTACCTCCTACAAATTACCCCGAGGAGAAGATGGACAAATCGCAATTGGCAAAAAACTTAGAAAAGAATTCAACCCGGGATCAGGAATCCAATGCATCCGAGCGTTTGAAGTCCTCGGCGTTGAACTACCTATTGATGGAAGAACAGGCAAGAAGACGCTCAATCAAGTTGCCTTATCCGAGTTTGCCTCCGAGGATCCACTCCTCAGCCTTTATCGGAAAAGGGTCAAGATCGAGACCCGATTGGAGCACGCTCAAAAACTTATTACCAATATCAACCCTGTTACTCATAGGATTCATAGTGGCTATAACCAATATGGGGCCAACTCAGGAAGATTTACCTCCTCAGGAAGTAAGAAAGGAAACGCCAAACAATCCAAAAATCACTTTGCCGTAAACGCTCAGCAAATCCCACGGCACAAAGAATTTCGAGAATGTTTTATACCGAGTCCTGGTCATCAACTCGTTATCTGTGACCTATCTCAAATCGAACTCAGGTTAGGAGCAGAACTGATTGGCATCCCTCAGATGATCCAAGCCTTTCAGGAAGGAAAGGACCTACATACAGTTACAGCGAGTCTTATCTATAAAGTACCCATAGAAGAAGTAACAAAAGACCAGAGACAAGAAGGGAAGACTCTTAACTTTGCACTCCTCTATGGGATGGGGTATAGAAAGTACCGTACATATAGTGCCCAGTCCGGCAAAGTTATATCTCTTTCCGAAGCGAAGGTGGCTCACGCTGCTTTTCACAATGCATATCCGCGTCTAAAACAATGGCATCGAGAGCGAGCTGCAATGGTAGAAGATGGCTGGTGCTATGTACGCACCCCCGCAGGGAGGAGACGTTTACTGTCTTATGACGATGCTCAGATGATGGCATGTGCAAATACATTGATCCAAGGGGCGGGTGCAGACATCTTAAAACTATCTATTGCCTTCCTTAATGACAACCTTAATGACGAGGCCCACCTCATTGGCTGCGTCCACGATGAGATTGTTCTTGAAGTAGTGGAAGAAAGGGCTGAAGAATATAAGACAATTCTTGAAGATGCGATGTGTCGCGCTACTGAGTCCATCTTAAAAGTCGTACCATCTAAAGCTGACGCCCATATAGGTAGAACCTGGGCGGATAAATAACCACTCCCTCTTCATGACTACTCTTAACCGACCTGCTCCCCAACCTAGATTCAGCGTAGGAGACTACGTCAAAGAATCTCTCCGTCCACAGGTAGGAGCCTCATCACACTTTGCCCGCCCCCGCAAAGGAAAGGTAGTCGCCATCTACCTTCGCCGTGACAAAAGGGGTGCGCGTCGTTATCATTTCTCTGTTATCTGGGATGGGTTTAAAAGCCCTAGTGAAATTGCCCAACATAGGCTAGAGAAATTAGAGAACACGCGCAAAAGTTCATAAACCTTTAAAAGCTTTATACTGCTCCGGTTAGTTATCTAGCCTTTCTTTGAAATTACAAGAGATATGGGTAATAACTAAGGGAGACCGATATGTTTCCGAGTGTATTAACGAGTCTAAAAAGAAACTAGTTGAGTACTGTAGCACTCGAGAACACGCTAAGGCCTTCCGATCTCATGAGAAAGCTAAGTCAACCATGAAAGTATTAAAGAGCGTGGTGGGCCCGGGATTCGGTCTCCAGCGTTATTTTGTGATGAGCAAGGAGGATTAGAAAACCTTCTTCAAATAGCTCTTCACTAATCCAAAGACGGGAGGTATACGAGAATCGGCTGGGACATACACCCCCCACTTCTCTACATACAATTTACTATCGAGGGATTTAACCCACCAGTTTGTTGGAGCGCTTTGCATCAAAAAAGTTTGACTTTACCCGGGGATACTAACCCTTCCAAGCTACCCCAGCCACAAGCTGCTCCCGGTAACGACTTACTCAAACCCCCTCCCACGCTGGGAATAAGGGCACCCTTCACTTTATCAATAAGTACTTTCTGTAACTTTTCTTGATTCGCAGGAGTAGAGAAGTAGAGGTAGCCATAGATACTCCCAGCCGCGAGGGTACCCGATATCAGAAGACTGACAACTGCCGCCGTGTCGAGAAGTTTACGCATGATTATTAGGTAAAAAAAATCTCGCTAAGTGTGTGAGGAAACCTAGCGAGAATTAAATGGGGACTAATTTAGCTTACTTCAAAAGGTATAAGTACCCCCGACCTTGGTCCCATAAGCTGTATCCTCTGTTTCATCGGTGATGAATGAAACTTCACCATAAAGGTCGAACTTATCACTAAGTGCCACGGTGCCACCTAGCTTTCCGGATACATCAGTATCGACGCTACCTGAAGCTCCATCAGTTGAAGTAAAGGCAGGGCCCACCTGAGCGAAGACCTCAGAATTTTCAGAAGGATTTCCCTTCCAACCAATATGAAGCTCGGTAGTACTCCCCTTCCAATCTTGACCGACAGCTGAACCGTTAAATTCTGTGTTCACGTAGACGTCAGCCATTGCAGCTGAGCCGAACATGGACACGGCAGCAGCGGCAAGTAGTGCTGGCTTAATCATTGTTCCTTTATGTAAAGAAAGATTTACAAAAATCTAAACCAAGTAAAAAGTAGTGTGACAGTTAGTGTGCCAGTTGTTAGGTAGGGTAGCCTAGATCTTCCAGTGACACCCTTATTAATAACTAAAAACCATAAACGAATTGGCTTATACTGTTAAGACTGGTAAGAATTGATTTCATGACTGCGTCTAGGTATAAAGTCCCCCCTAGTCTTCTGCGTCAAGCAGGTAACAGATTCGGGCTAGACCTCGGTGGTTTCTTTAGTGGTGCAGCTGTTCCCGAAGGAAGTGCAGACGCAGGAACTGATACAGGTGGATCTACCGAAGGTGGGCAATTCGCCAACGTGTCCAACACCGACGGAGCATGGGCCGGCTATCTACCAACCTTTGGTTTTCAATCTCTTTCAAAAGGAAGAGGAGGAAATGTTCTTGGGTATAAAGGAGGACTAAACAGAGATACCCAAATAAACACAATGACCCTGGCCCCTGAGCCAGCCACAGGGATTAACTTAACCAACATTAACCAAGTAGGAGTAAACACTGAGGATGGAGTTGGCACGGGTGATACCTACGTAGGCACAGATCCCGAAGAAGATCCCAACAATATTTTCGACAGCAGAAGAGACCTCGGCGATCTTGCCACCGAATTTGGACAGAGTGGTCTTTTTGGAGGCATGGACTATAAGAAAGCATTGGATGCGGGATACGAGCCAGGCGAGATTCAAGACTGGATGAGAGATAATCTGGATCTGGTTCACGAACAAAACCGTCCGGGCATGGCCGGGGGTCTATATGAGCAAATTAGTGGGGGAGTACCAACGGAGCAGATCGGTTCGGTATCCCGTACATGGTCCCAAGGTAATCGTCCGGAAATAGAACTCGGACAAAGTGGAGACTACTTCGGCCACGCAGACCTAGAGGCAGCTAGGGGAGCTGGCTTCCAGGATTCAGAGATTAAGAGATACCTTATAGATAATCCCCAGCTTCTTCGTGAAGGGAATGTCCCAGGTCAAGGTGGTTTGTTTGATGAACTAGGAGACACAATCCACGGTCAATACGCGAATACACCAGAGCGTGATCCCATATCCATTCGTCATGGCGCGAGTGCCGCCTTCTTCGGCGGAAGAGATTTAGATGCGGCGAGAGGAGCAGGCTACTCGGATACAGAAATTAAAGCCTATCTCGATCAGAACATCGGTCTTCTTCGTGACGCCAACGTACCCGGAGGCGGAGGTTTATACGACAAGTTGGGTTCATCCGCTCAAGTCGGATATGGTGTTACCCCTGATCGTGATGAACGTGACCCAATAGGAATTGGAGGAGGTCAGAGTGCAGCATACTTTGGAGACGTTGATCTACAAGCCGCAAAAGGAGCTGGATGGTCTGATGAGGAAATTAAATCTTACCTAGACCAAAACCCCTCACTACTGCGTGCTCACAATGTTCCCGGTGGAGGTGGTCTGTACGACAACCTCTCTGGCGGTAATGGCGGTAATAGCGGTGGAAGCATCAGCCTCGCACACGGACAAAGTGGAGACTACTTCGGCCACGCAGACCTAGAGGCAGCTAGAAACCAGGGGAAGAGTAATCAAGAAATTAAGGCCTTCCTCGATGCAAACATTGATAAATTACGTGGTCCTAACGTGCCTGGTGGGGGCGGCGTTTACGATATGGTTCGCTAACAGTTCCTTCCCCCACGAGTTAGTATCCTTCTAGGGAATTCACTCCTATCATCATCAGTGATTAGTCTTATCCGATTTATTCTGAGAGGGCCTAGGGTTTGGAAGAAATATGCTCCTCTCCTGCAGCTAACAGAAGAGGAGTTGGACTTACTCATGAGGAACGCGGAGTTTTTGCCTAACGATGTCTACTGAATATATACTCACAGTAGAACGTAAAAATATAAGTTTACCTATCTCCCTCACTGCAAATGATGGAGTTCATGCACAGGCTCAAGCAGCAGATATATCTAACGCATTAAAAGCAGACACCTTCAGTTTAAATTACGAAAAAGGAGAAACAACAACCTTAAGTGATTTATTTAGAAGATTAGCCTTTAGTGATTTCCCCAGAAAAGCTTGTTATATCTGGAATGGAGGGTTCACAAATACATCCCCAGTAATCTACGCATTAGGTAAAAGGTACTACGTGCGTCCATTAATAATGAATTATCTCCAAGTAGGGGATGATGTATACGCACACAACTCTTGTAATCGTAAGAACTGTATCAACCCCTTTCATAATAGTTACAAAATCTTTAAAGCCGCTAAATTAACCAGTGCGGATACTGCACTTGCGCTAGCCTTCGCGAGCAGCGGCGCTCCTGTAAAGGAAATCGCCAAAGCTCTTAAAGTACATCGCTCAACTATTTATCGGATACTACGGAATGAACATCTTCATTCTCGGCCTTCGGGTGACAGACAACCCTCTTGAAACCGATGGTTCGATCAATCTAACCGGGGAATCTCTCCCCTCAAGCGAAAGAAAAGTCAGCACCAAGGTCAGTCTTATTCAAAAAGCTGACCACTACGTTGGCAAAACCATGAAGAACCTTAAACAAGGAGACACATGCCTTGCACTAGGTCCCACAAAATCTGATCCCGATGGCGTTCTTCGTATGCAACCCATGCTGGTTGTTGGAGAAGGGAACTTCGCAGATCTCCTTGCCATTAATATTTTTGTCGCCACGGGAGGGTTAGGCCCCAAGGCCGACGAAAACAATCTAGATGGAGATACTGTGACTAACAGGTCTCTAGCTTGGCAAGATGAGGACCAGAACACCAGCTGGATGAAACTTAGTGGTTGGAATGAGCTGTCAGGTCAACTAGCGTCTCTTCCTCCAGGTACCCCTACCATTGCGGTTGGACGCGTCAGTACCTCGGAGAAAGATGATAAAAAGTACCTTAACTATGGCTTAGATAAGGTTCTATACCTCCCAAGAGGTTCTCGGAAACCCCCAGAAAAAGCAGCTGATCCCGAAAAAGGTAGGGTATCTCCCGCAGCTCTTGGCTCCCTCGACTTCTCTCTCTAACTAACACTCAACTCACAAACAACTCTAAATCATGGTTTTTATTGCTGGTAAATTTTCTGCGGATGAAATTCTTTGCCAAATTCCGCCGCACACGCTGCGTATCGACCTTCAAGCGCGTCGTTGGAAATCCGATACTGATCCTGCGGCCGCTATCACGGACAGAAACGACAATGGGATACCCATTGAATTCATCCTCCTTGGTTTCGTACCGTTCTACGGGAACCTTGGTATGCGAGACCATGAGGAATTTATACGTATTAGCTTCATCGGGGTCTCCCCTAATCATCGTTTATTACCGCCTCGTTGTGTCTCAACAAGTATTATCAGCGGTAAATCAAGTCAAAAAAACTTTATTTCCTACTTCCAAACCTTATACAACAACAGGATAAACGTAGGTGAAGTCATTACATCAACTAAGTTCGTTCAAAAATCTTTTAATGAACGCGACCCAGTGACTGGGGCGGACGGCGCCAAGATAAACTATAACGCGTTGGAATTTAGGGATCGTCCACCTAGTAATGACGAGGAAACTAAACTCATCGCGGATATATCAGCATGGCTTGAAAGTGATGGAGGAGAATTGGTATCTTCTGCACTACGTTCTAATATCTCCGGTGCTAATTTGGTCGAGCTTCCTTTGGGAGAAGACCATTCAAAAATCAAAGCAGTTTTTGATGAGGCATACCCCAAGCAGATTGACGGAACATCCTCAAAGATGACTCAAGCTCTTCCGTCAGCTACCACAGCCGTCCCCTCTAGTGAAGCTCCCGCCCCCGCAACCAAAGCGACCGGAGGTGAAACACCTTCCCCGAAAAAACCCGCGGGTAAGAGAGAATTAACCGAAGAACAAAAAGAAGCCCTCAAGGCAGCCGGTCTTGACTTCTAAGCTATAATTCTAGAGTCCGGACAGTTCCTCGGTGTAACTGTTTTCGGTGGTGTGGTGTTGGAAGGGGTGCCCTAGGGTACCTCTTTCTTTATGCCAATCATTCCGGGAGCTAATAGATCCCCAAAATTAGGGATCACTACCTTTTCCTTCGCGGACCACTCTAAGATTCCGGCTAATAATCTTCCTCTGATGAGATAGTTAGCATAGACAATAGCAAGCACATCTTCTTGATCTTTTGGACTAAGCTCGAAAAAACAATCTGTAAAAACCCTATGAGTAAAAGCTTGCTCATATGTCATATGAGCCCTGACCACGTCTATAAATTCTTCACTTAACTCCGGCATGGGTTTTTATCAAGTCCCTAAGTTCATTTTTAATCCTATTCGGGATAGTGGCATCTGCGAAGGATCCATCCTTCTCCCTACCGACTTTGATCGCCAGTTAGCACAGCAAGTGCGCCAAGCGGGCCTAACGGATTTAACCTGCAATTTTGATCTAAACAGTCTCTCCGAACCAGAGTGGTGGGAACAACATCGGGGTGTCGACTGGGTTATAGCCATCACACAAGGAATGGGTGACCTCTCAACATGGGTAACGGAGTATGGACATGACGTGGCCAAACAAGGGTTAATCATCCTAGATCGCCTTACTTTTCTTGAGCCCACTCGACGTAGGGAACGTTTCCTTAAAGGCGCTTCTCTTACGAATCTAAAAATCCTTAGCCCTCGTCCTTCTTTTAGAGGAGATGGGAAACAATTAAAAGACTCGGTGACTTCTGCATGGTTTGTCTTTAAAAAGCAGCCAGATGCGTCTACTAGTACTATGATCGAATACGAAGTAGGCTGGCCTAACCCGCCGATACCAAACAGTGAGCAAACGCCTCTTTGATGCTCTCGAAGAAATCGGTACTCAGCTTAAGGAGACTAACCTTAAGTTGGAAAAAATTACTGCTCTGATAGCAGCACAACAACTTTTAACCGAATGTGTCGCCCCCGATGGTTCTACTCGCTCCGCTGAAGAGTGCGCAGAAATAACCACGGAGGCTTATTCAGCCGCCTTATGTCTAATGGGGGATCTTGAACAACGAGATAAGGAATACGCCTATCAAAAATCTGAGTTCTTTATTGAACCCCGTGAGGTGGGGACTAAACTCCCTAATGACCCCAACGATTTCATAAATTCGTTCTAGTATCAGGCCGTCTGCACTTACTTTTTTGTCTACCACCAGGGTCACCATAGATGGCAGAAGACATTACATATGTCCTGGGGTGGTTAAACCTCTCCCTTCTGTAACTTCTATTCTGAGCTCCTCCCAAACAGAACAGCAGAGGAAAAAACTAGCTCACTGGAATAAGCTCAATCCCGGCGTCGCAGATAAGGCTGCCGAGAGGGGGACATGGATCCATGGGAGTGTAGAGAACTACATCAAAGGACTACGGGTTATTCCCCCCGAGGATTATCAACCTTATTGGGATGGAATGCCTGAAATCATCGATGACTTAATTGATGGGGGACGGATACTTTGGTCCGAAAAACCCTTTAACCAACCCCGCTGGTCGAAGTTTGTGGGTGATGATGGTGTAGGGCGCCTTTATTACTTTGATGCGGAAACCGGGTATGGGTACGCGGGCTGCTGCGACCTTATTTATATGGACAAAAACGCTCAAATTATTTTGGCCGATTTTAAAACAAGCGTCGGCCCCTACGCAGCTAAATTCCCACGTAAAGAGCAAAAATTAGAAGACAGTATACGTAAAGCCCTTATCTCCGGGGCTTTTAAGACGAAGAAAACCCGTTTACAACTTGCGGCATACAAAGCAGCAGCGGAAAATTGTTTGGGGATTACAATTGATAAAACCCAGATTATCGTTTCTACCGCAGTGAAAGCCTTCAACACTCAGGTTTTTACATTCGGACCTGAGGCGGTGGAGAAAGATGAAGAGAAGTGGTTTGAAGTAGTAAAGAACTACTATCAGCTCCATCCCAACATCTGATCCCCTATTAGTGGAATACGGTATAGTCAATGCACGTCACAGCACACCATGAAGTTTGTTTGCTCTATAAATGAAGTAGTATCATCATTTCTCCATCCCCAGACAGGTAAAATAGCCGAAGGAGGTAACTTCCAAGCTTTTAACTCTAACTGGGTTGCTTCAGAACTCGATGTAACTCAGCTTTCTAATCATCTACAGCACTGTCACGGCCTCTGTGCGTGGCACATGCTTGGGGGTCGAAGACAAGCGGATAAAACAGGAGTTACACAAGCAGGACTCATTATTGTTGATATAGACAACCAGGCGCCTTACAAAGACGAAAAAGGGAACAAAGTTCAACAACAAGAACTCACCCCTGAAGAAGCCCTCAATCTCGATATTTGTCAGAAATATCTCACGCTTGCTTACCTCTCTCCATCTACCACGCCTCAGTGGCCTCGTTTTCGCTTGGTATTCGGCCTGGAACAACATGTAATTGATCCGGCTTTCTACCAGTGGTTTACCAAGCAGATATATAGCCAGATACCGGGTTCAGACCCCAGAGCCACGACTGTACCCAACTTATTTTATGGTCCTAAGAGTCAACAGGCGATCTTCGCTACTCCTGGCAAATTTATCCCGGCTAGTAAAGTCAACGAGGCTCAGCTCGTCTACCTAGACCTCCCGGTCGAACCCTCTTCCCTGGCTTCAGACCCTGCAGAAATGATTTCAGGGATTCTCGTACGCACCGATGGGGTGGATCTGGAGAAACTTGTCTCCAACACTGTTCGATCAGTACTCGATGGTGGCCAAGTGCAGGACCGGAGTTCGACCATGGCGGTTGTCTTCAAGGAACTGATCGGGTGGGCAAACTGGTTACGTATCAATGAGATACCTGTACAGGAATCCCCGTTGACAATTGCACACCATGCATTCTATAGCATCTATGAGTACCCTCATGACCTCGATGGCAAATTCTCTCGTATCCTCAACTCCATCCGTGGAGTAGAAGATCTCCAGCCCGCCATTGCTCTAGCCTCCGATCTTGGAGCTTTAGCTATTTGGAAAAAATTAAAAAAGGTCAGTCGGTCCACCTTTGAAAAATACGCCTCCTCCGAACAGAAGGATGCATTTTATAAACATAAAAAAGAAGCAGCTAACTCAGTAGCTGACCCTTCTATATTCAGTCTGCAAGTAGCAACAAAAGCGAACACAGAGAGATCAACATCAACACCTCCCCCCACTTCAATGTCTACTCCTTCAACTCCCTCTCAATTAATTAGTTTACAGAAAGGACAAGGTCAAAAACGTCAGTTCTCCGAGAACGACGTAGCTGACATCATTGTCGCTAATCAAGGTGATGACTTTGTTTACGACAGTTATCTTGACCAGTTCTACCACTACCACTTGGACTATGACATCTGGTATGTGCAAGATGAACAACACATTAAAAGAAGAATTGTCAAAGCCCTTGACTCCTTTGTCACAGCAGGGGTTCTTCCTAAATACAACGCGGCCACGATTAATAGTGTTTACCAAATACTGAAAGCAAAACTCCTGCGGTCGGCCGAAGGAGGACGTAAGAGTATATGGAGTCAGTCCAGAGGATTTATCCCTTTTACAAATGGTGTCTTAAACGCACATACTCTGGAGTTTCAAGAAGGCAAACATAAAGATCTGTTCTTGAGACACAAACTTTCCTATCCCTTCGATAGTTCCTCTGAATGCCCTAACTTTCTCAAATGGATAAAGAGTTCTCTCGGTAAAAATCAAGACATTCTCATCCGCGCCTTCGCCCGAGCCATCCTCACGGGACATACCGCGGGAGAAAGGTTCTTGCACCTTGTAGGACCAGGGGGTACAGGTAAATCGACAATGCAACAACTATTAGTTGCACTAGCTGGATTCCACAGCACTCACACCTCCAGCCTCGAAATTATAGAAACCAATAAATTTGAGACTTATAACCTCATAGGTAAACGATTAGTTCTTCTAACCGACGAGAGCAACTACAACAAACGGATGGACGTACTGAAAAAACTTACGTCCGCTGCTGATACTCTGCGAGCCGAACGCAAATATGGTAAGGAAATAATTAGTTTTAAACCAGAATGTCTCGTCTGTATCGCTAGTAATGAACACATCACTTCTAACGATTCCACTAGCGGCCTCGAAAGAAGGCGGCTGACCATTGTGATGGATCACGTCGTGCCTCCGAGTGATCGTAAAGAACTGATTAGTGTTTTTGAAGATCGCATTGAAGGAGTATTCGCTAATGAGATGAGTGGAATCGTAAGGTGGGCTCTAACTCTCGATCATGATCTAATGAGAGACATCTTGGTTAACCCGACCAAGCATGTGCCTTCCCTCAACCGAACCAATATTGATGCCCTCCTATTCAACAATCAATTTGTTGCATGGCTTAATGATTGTTGTCTCTATGCTCCCAATTCCGCCACGCCGGTGGGTCAAGGAGCCAGGAAACCTTCTACGGATGAAAGTGAAAAAGGTTTATATGTTGCTAATGCTTATGGTGCTCTATACCCTAGCTATGCCAACTTTTGCAAAGCCTGTGGTTATAAACCTGCGGCCAAGCATCGGTTCGTAGAAAGAACTAAAGAGGCACTCACAAACATTCTCAAGATTCCCGGATGTAAAACGGTACTTAAAGATGGTATTCCCTCGATCCAGGGGTTACGTCTGAAGGCATATGATTTACACTCAGACCGAGCAGCAAAAGGACCCGACAGGCTACCATCCCCTGTAGAGTTCGCTCAAGACACCCAATCGAAAGATTGGGACACCGCTTTTATCAAACATGACCCAGCGAATCAACCCTCACATAATACTAGCGATCCTCAGTGGAGCAGGAGTTAGTTGCGCTCTGGCCTTTACTTCTCCTCAGTTTGCGGGAGCCGGTTTAGCTTTTGCCGGAGGAATATGTGGAGGTGCCTCAATCGTTGAAGATGCAAGACGAAAAAGTGAGAAAAAGAAAGAGGCTAATGATCGTGTCACTACTACATTTACCGCTCTCTACGAAACCAATCGCGGCCTGATTGATCCCATTCAATTGGGATGTCTTGCCGGTATAACTACTGAACAAGCCCACGGATTTTTAACCAACCTGGCCGAACAGACTGGAGGCAGTAAGATCCATACCAAACAAGGAGTGGGGGTCGCCTTTGTATTTCCACATACAGCAGCGGTATTAGATGAGCTTACAAATAATGCACAGAACTGGGCTCAAGCTCAAATTGGGCCTCTTGTAGCCGAAAGGGATTCTCTCGCTACTCAAATGAGATTATTGCAACTCCAACAAAAAGCGAACCTTACTCCTTCCGACCCTCAAGAAGGAGTCGACCCCTGGAATAAGGTCAACCCTTAAGAGAACATGATTGAGACCTTCAAAGTTTTAACCTCCGAAGAATGTGACACGATTATTAAGCACTTTAATAACGACGACCTAAGGATACCGGGACACGTAGCAGGGAACGAAGTAAAAAGCGACCAAAAAGTCTCTACTGATATTGCTTGTGAACTGGGCAACCCTCTTCATCTGGTTTATAACGCTATTCTTCTACCCGCTATGGTAACTCTAATGGATCAGTATGTAGATAAATATCCCATCTTAGAAGAAGGGTATCAGTTCAACATTTCTCCCACATACAATCTCCAGCACTACAAAGATGGAGAAGGCTACTCCGCTGCACATATGGAGTATGCTCCCATGCCTAACACGACCTACCCCTACCGAATGCTCGCGTGGATTTTTTACTTAAACAATGCTGAGTGTGGGACAGAGTTCATCCTCCAAGACACCATCTTAGAAGCCAAAGCAGGTGTCGGTGCTGTATGGCCCGCTTATTGGACCCATACCCATAGGGGAGTATGTCCAAATATTGGAGATAAATACATTGCCACGGGGTGGTGCCTCTACACTCCTTTTAGTGTTCCTTAGGCTTGACACAGGGCGGTAACTTCAAGGAGAGTTGGTGTAAGTCTGTTGGTACCGGAGCCGAGCTGTGATTTCGCGAGGATTCCCGACCCATTCCTGCATGTGGGCAGGCTTCATTCCCAGCCTCATGCCGGCCATGCGAACCGTATCGGCTTGATTAGTCTGCACTACTTTTTAGGAGGAAGAGGTTGAAGAGGTAAAGAATTAGGCATCCGATAACTCGTACCAAAATAATGTGAAGGATCCTGGGTATTCACAAAATTCTGTTGAGGCAGGGAGGTCAAAATCTGCATCTGTTCACGTAGCTGAGAATCCATTGAATTAGCAGTATCAACTAAGTACTGAGCCTTATTCAGATCGGCAGCTCTCTCTGGAAACTTTATCTCTCCTTGCTGGTTATAGCCAGCCACTCCCGTCTGCTCCTGCGAAGGCATAATATTAGCCTCCTGATAGTTTGTAGGACCTATTGGGGGTCGGGAGTACTCCCCCCGATCAACTAGATACTGACTCTCAGTACGATTAACATCATCTAACTGAGCTGATAAACGAGCCCCAATAGCACTGGGGTCATTGGTATAGGTAGCAGGGTTACTGGGAGTAATAGCTCCCAGCGGTTTAACCCGCTCAGCCATTGGTCCCAATCCACCGGGGCGCTGGAGGAAATTGTGTTGAGGTTCCATCAGTCTAGTTTAACTCCGTTTTGGTTGTTTTTCCCTATTAGTCTTCTTGTCTACCACGCGGAGATTTTTAGTGGAATTATTCTCCGGATTGTGATCTTTGTGGTCGACTTCTTTCCCATCTCCTTTCTTCACCCTTCCATTCTTTTCCATAAACCGACGCGCTTTATTGCGGGCCGCACGTCTCTTTTTCTGCTCAGACGTGGCTCCGTGCTCATCATATTCCTTTCTGTAATCCCTCTCGCGGCCCATAAGAGTCCTTATTATTTAATAAGTTTAGGATCTTATTCAGCTTTAAACAAATCCTCAATCTTACAAAGACCGTTGGTGACCTTGCGTCGAGCGTGTTGGGCCAAATCCTCTTTAAACTCCAGCCACAAGCCGGTAAAAAGGGAGTCTCCTTTACCGTAGAACTGATATAAATCCTCCATAAATTCAGCTTTTTTCTGCTCATCACGCCAATCCCAATTCTCTAGGTAGGCGTCGCTCGTGTCTTGGGTCATCGGAGATTCATTGCTTGGCTCAAAATAATAATCGAAATTTCCGATCAATGAGATATTTCTTGGTGGGTCGAATAAACCAGCCCGTTCCTATACCACCTGCCATCCAGCGGGGAGCGAGCTCCTCCTTTGAATAAATTACTGATTCCCCTTTCTCAGTGATATAGCTGCCATCCTTTAAAGAAAGATATCCCCAGGGGTCATGACAAATTAAACTTTTTCTGTCCTCAGTCAGACCTACAGCGCATATCCAGTGGCCTGATCCCGAGGGACACGATAAGGGACCTTCATGAAGAATACCCAAGGGTACCGGCGCTCCTTGTTCAATTAGTTCTTCTACAGTTATCCAATACCCCGTTTCACAAAACTCCGCATCCAACCCATAAGAACTAAGAGTCTCGAGCTGAGTTATATCCTGCCTCTCATCCCCACGGCGCTGAACTTCCTCATAATAATCTTCCTGTGTTCCCACCATCTCCGGCTGTAACCCAGCTAATAACATTGCACAACAACAACTAAAGTCAGACCCATTCTCCCTCTGGGGGTAATAAGGAACCCCTAATGAAATACCCCGGGGTGATAGATGTTCCATTGCCTCATCCTTATCATTAATAACCTTCCAGTCACTAGGATTAATCCACCACGCCTGCGTCGGTTGAGAGACAAGCTTTACTTCTTTATTTTTTTCACCCGGGTACTCGGTTAAGGAGGCCCATTCATGGGCACTTCCTTTAGGAACAAATAACTTCTCTTCCGGTTGTAACTCATCAGGCTCGAGAGGAAGCCTCTTTAGCCATGTTTCGGTTTTAGCGTAGATCGAATGACCTAATAAGGGATGTTTCGGCTTACGTAAAAAAAGAGCTTTCTCCGCGGTACGCCGACTAGAAAAAAAACAAAGCTCCCCCGTACTTTTTTTACGGGGCACCTCCCGCATTAATTCACTAGCTACGATCGAGCGTTTAGTCCCTTGATTGAGGAGTTTAAGAGTGGACGACTCTAAAAAAGCATTAGAACCAATACTGAAGCAAAAAGAAACTAACGCGTCGAACTCATTCTGAGAAAGCTTAGGGTCAACATAAGTAGTCACACAACGCCCATAGTATCTAGCATCCTCCACCAAAAGCGTATGTGCTTCCTCAGGATGAAGAAGTTGACCTTCACAAATGTCCGCCCCTCTATGGTTATATCCGATGTAAAGCTCCCCTTCTCTGTCCGATTGCGCTGATAAATGCAGTTCCTCAAACTGCTTTATAAGTTCAACCCCCTCAGCAGAAACCTCCACGAGCACCAGGAAAACTCCAACGGCACCTTAGCTCGGGAACCCTACTTTTGGTAACAAAAAGTAAGCTCTTAAATCAGGTCCTTATGCAACCGCAGCTACCAGCCTGTAGATAGCAGGAGAGCGTGCTGTTTTATCGACATATAAGGTTGCAGTACTACCTCCACTTACGGAGAACGAAACGCTTGAAGAAGTTCTGCGGCTAGTCTGGGGGGCTGCTAACTCACCTAATAGGGTGCCATTAGCATCAAGAATCCGAGCTCCACTAACTCCGAAAGACTCAGGTTGAAGAGTATATGTGGCCGTCCCGGTATCGACATGTATCATATTGTAACGATCAGCTAGAGGGAAGGAGCCGTCGGCTGTAAAACCGTTGTATCCGTCAAACGTACAATCAGAGGAGTCCTCCACCCTGAACTGTCCCCACATGCCAGTCTCAGCGGGAGCAGCATTCAACTCTCTATTAAATGTGCACTGAGCCATGAGTAATTCTTCAACTGTTACTCCTAGTCTACCGGAAATGGAAGATATTCCTTACAACAAATTCAATGCCCTAGTTTTTGAGACCCTTATCTTTCTCGAAAGATTTTATCCCAAGATCCGTCTCAACCCATGGGTAATTAGAGCTAAAGATAACTGCCATCCTGACTGGACCGAATTTAGAACAGGCATCGTCATGGCAAAACTTGAAAAAGACTTTGTTCAACTACATGAAGAATGGGACATCGAAGAAAAGAAAGCTAACGCGCCTTTATACACTAGGGAACAGAATGGTAAAGTTCTCCGCATCACCGCTCCTTGGGTACTTAATCGCGATAGCGACTCCGTGTAACCCGAATCCACAACTCTTCAATCTCAGCCCACTTAAGGGCCACTCCCACAATTAACATGAACACAAAAATGAATGCAGGCCGGACGACCCACGTCATCCACAGCTCTTTAATCCTCGCGGGAAAATTCACTTTATTATTCACAACTTCCTTAGTAGGCTACTTCGTGGCTGTTATTGCCACCACTGAAATAAGAGGGTTCCTAGACTCTACTTTTTCTTCCCCTTGTACTTACGCACCTTGCGTAGCGTCTCCGCCAAATTAGCCTGCTTCTCTGTCCTCGACGTCTCTCCCATAGATCAGGAGGGGGCCCATACAGCGGCCCTTGATAATTACCTACGAAACTATTCCCATGCAAACTCTCTGCACCACACTCACCTGCCTTCAGATGTTCTACGGAGTCGGGCAAAACTATCAGATTGGTCACTACGTATACATCTACAGTCCACAAGGATTAGTTACCTGCAAGGACACTACTAATCAATACGACTGCTCAAATTCAAGAAGTGCATTGTCTACAGACTGACCTGGAGGTGTATAGGCACCTTCGGGTATCATCGTGCGATAGTACACCATCGTGCTTGGATCATAACCAAAGGATCCTCTCAGTCCCCAGTTACTATTGCTCGGCGCAACTTCTAAGGAACCATCACGAGTAACGGTCACTGCACCAGTGTGATCCTCTAATCGTCCCATCATTAATAGATTGCGCAGAACATTCAATTCACCTGGCAGCTCAGTCTCGCCAGCCATTCTTAAATACCCAGCAGTAAATGCGTCTCCAGCATTGTCAAACTGCTGTCCGCCAAAGGCCTGATTAAACTCATCCATAATTAAACTCCATCCGAATAATGCTCCGGGTTTGCTTCTACCTTGTCAGCAAACTGAGCCGTAGTAAGCCCACGCTCCTTCGCTTTCTTACTGAACGCTCCGGGGCGCTCAATTGCTTTCTGAATCTAATCATCTGCCAAAACTAGTCCCTCCCCGAGGTATTCCGTTTAAATTTGCGGCCGGCTTCCCTCTCCATTTTATATTTTTCTGCCCTGGTTTTAGCCCGGCTGGCCTTACTCATCTCCGCCCTTCTCTTACCCTTTTCGGTCGACTCATAAGTTCCCTTTTTTAGATCCCCCGCTTTCTGTAAAGTGCTAACGGCAATTGCATACGCGGAACTCTTATCCATCTTCGGGTTCTCACGCATGATGGATTTAACAGCATCATCTAGGATGTCAGGCATGAAAAAGAAGACGTTTTGCTACTATAATCATACCGGATTTCACCCAATCGCATGGAAAACCTTATAGGGATCATAGGCGCTCTGCACTTACTAGCCCTGGCTATTGTGAATGTGACCCCCACCCCGAAAGATAACGAGGTCTATGGACGCATCTATAAACTTGTGGAGAAGCTAGCCGGTATTCTCACCACTAAAGTTAAGCAGTAACTACGCCGCGGTTAAGAGAGGAATAACCCAGGGTTGTTCTTTCTCTAGGGCCTTCACGTCTTCTGCCTGGTGGAGCCACTCTAATATTTTCACTTCCCTATCGGGACACCAGAAATCCTGTTGTCTAAACCATTCACCCCAGTCTAGATCAGACTTACATAAATTACACTCACCGCAACACGCCACGAGGTTGCTTTTAACAGTCCCTCCTCCTTTAGCGCGCGGTATAACGTGGTCCACACTGGAGGGTTTATGTCTCCCACAATAAGCACATCCTCCCCACTCATCTAATATTATTCGTCGGAATCTTTTTCTAGCTGTCCTCTTTTGCAAACACTGGAGAGTGAACACTAAATCTGATTCCTGATGGACCATCCAAAAATTGGGCCAACTTTTTTTATATTAACTGATACTTTTAGTGAAACCACGAAACAATCGCATAACGGGTTCCGCTTTTTACAGGAAGAGCTTGGTGAGGAAACATAAAAGAAGAGGGGAAAATAGTAGCCGATCCAGTACTAACAGGGATGCGGAAAGTGTCATTGAAAAAAGTTAAACCTCCTCCCTCAAAATCGCTATTTAACTGGATAAGAAGGGTTAACTCTCTTACCTCTCCGGCGTCTGCACCTTTAGCTTGCTCTCGACTGACATAGTCATAATGCTCCTTATAAAACTCATTAGGACCATATCTCAATAATGTATACCCATTATCTTTACGAACACTTACATCACCAAAAATGTTCATGTAAGCATTAAGCGCCTGACCTACGTAACTAAATAGATCTATATCTAACTGACGGCGATGACCTGGGTTGACATTAATAACATTACCTAACGAGATATTGAGCTGTGACGATGTCCTCCACGTGTCATCCTTCACACTATCTCCTGACTCCAATTCATGGTAGATGAAGGAATCTTCCCACAACCCATTGGGCTCGCTATACTCCTCTATTACCGCCTCACAAAAAGGTTCAGGAAGAAGATTATCGAAAGTACGAATGAAATGAGTTAAAGGCGATGTAGCCGTAGAGTGTTGATACTGAGGAGTC